GAGGGTCTGGATTCTGAGCTGCACCTGACGATCAACAGCGGAAATATTCACATTCTGGCCGGGAATGACGAAGATCGTCGGCACCGGGTACGATACGCAAAACGGATGGGGAAAGGCCGCCACTGCGGTGGAGAGCTTGCGCAGGGAGATCGCCGCGAAGAAGAACGCAGAGCGGAAAGCGGAGCGGGCGAAGCGGCACCGGGTTGCTGTGTACTGGCAGGATGACAACGACGGAATGTGCACCGTAGCAGACGGACACAGCGAGCATCAGAACATTATGGCCGCCGCGTACCTGCTGGGCACGATGTTGGCAGATGTGCAGGAGGAACGCAGGAGCGACGAATACAACGGTGCGATCATGAAGGTTGACGAGATCATCCGGGAGTGCGGAAGAAAGGGAGAAACCGATGAATGAAGGGTATGTAAAGGTTTCGTGGGAGAATAACGCGAAAACCGGGGCGGTGGAGAACATTGCGATTGACACGGAGGCAAGCGCGATGGAGGAAGCAACGGCAGCCTGCCTTATGGTGCGCCACGCTTGCGAAACCATTATTGCACAGAACTGCGGCAAAGAAAAGGCGAAAAAATGTCTGCTGGACGCGGTGGCACTGGCGCTGGATGCGACGGATGAAGAAATCAAAGCGCAGGCCGTGACACCGGGCACTGCGACACAGCAGTGAAAGGACGGCGGAGACAATGAATGAGAATTTTATCAAGGTGACGTGGGAGACAGGCAAGAATGGAAACCCGCCGACAGGGTTTGGCGTGATGGCACAGGGCGGCGTGCGCGGGTACATGATGGCCGCGGCCATTGTGGCACGCAGCGTTGTGAGCGTGATGGAAAAACAGGTGGGCCGAGAGCAGGCGAAAGCCGACTTGCTGGGCATGATCCGGCTGGTGCTGGAACAAGACGATAAAGTAATTCTTAGCGAGGGTGTAACGATTACACTGCCGAGGAGAGTGGAGCCGGAATGAGCGAGGATTGGGGGCTTGTGACCCTACCGACAAGCGGAGACCCGGAAAAGATTGCCATCGGGCGGTTGAAAGCGGCAAGTGACATGGCGCTGAAGTATTACGGCACGCCGCTTGTTGTAACGACCAGCGGCGGTAAGGACAGCAGCGTATGCGTAGAGCTTGCACTTAGGGGGGGCATCCCGTTCGAGGTGCAGCATAACCACACTACGGCTGACGCGCCGGAAACGGTGCGATTTGTACGGCAGGAATTTGCGCGGCTTGAAAATCTTGGCGTGAAATGCACCATCAACTACCCCGTTTATAAGGGAAAGCGCACAAGCATGTGGGACTTAATCCCTCAAAAACTGATGCCGCCGACACGAATCATGCGGTACTGCTGCGCCGTGCTGAAAGAACAGGGCGGAAACGGGCGGTTCATCACGACTGGCGTGCGGTGGGCGGAAAGCAACCGAAGAAAGCGCGACAGAGGCGTTTTTGAAGCGTACACCCGGAACAAAGAGAACAAAATCGTTTTGAAAGGCGAAGAACAGGAGCCGAGCAAAATCTTTGAGGGGTGCAAGGTGGCCGCAAAGCGCGTAGTAAACCCCATTGTGGACTGGACAGACAATCAAGTATGGGGCTTTTTGCAGGATGCAAAGGTGCCTGTCAATCCGTTGTATGAATGTGGGTTCAGCCGCGTTGGCTGTATCGGCTGCCCGATGGCGAGCAAGAAACGGTATGCGGAGTTCCGACGCTGGCCTGCTTACGAGAAGCTCTACATACAAGCCTTTGACAGGATGCTTGATGAGCGCAGAGCGCGCGGAAAGATGGACGGAAGCTGGATGACGGGCGGTACAGGGAAAGATGTGTTCCGTTGGTGGATGGAGGAAGATGTGCTGCCCGGGCAAATTTCTGTGGATGACATTTTAGAGAACTGATCCCCGGCGGGAGGCCGCCGGAATATGGGCGGGGCGCTTAGCGACGGCGTTTGCAGCACGGTTCAGAGCCGTGGACCCGCAAAAAACCTCCTATTCTCTATAACCCAATGGCTGGCAGCCGGGAAAGACCGGCACTATTATGCCGCCGCCGTGCCCGCATGAGGACTGGCGGGGCCATCCCGCGGCTGACAGTGGGGGAAAGTTTGTTGGCACCCGGCACGGGTAAAGTGCAGGGGCAAGGGCAATGTGGAAACGGACAGAGCCTACACCCCGCCCCGGCAACCTGTTCACGCCGGGGTTTACATGAGCCGCGCCGAGGTCGGCGTGCAGGGCTTGGGCATTTGCCCTGCACGGCTGGTCCGATACCAGCACGCGGCACCAGAGAGAAAAAAGAAAGGCGGTGCGCAGTATGCGGATCGAGGATGTGAGAACCCCTACCCTGCCGCTGGCGGATGCCTGCGAGATTTTGCGGTGCGAGGGATACCGCATGAGCGTGGACAAGCTGAAAGCGGGAATTTTTGGCGGGGTGTATCCGTTCGGTGAAGTGATAGACCGTGTGGAAGGGCTGACGAAGAACGACTGTTACACGGTTTACACAGCGTTTTTACAGAAGTGGATCGAAGAAAGGCGGGTAGGATGATGAAGAAGCTGCGGAGAAAGCGAATGTTTATGCAGGGCGTGAGCGCTGTGTGCAACATGGGCGGTACATGGATGGTGGTTGTGACGGTTTGCCAGATCGTGCAGAGCGCCGAGCGAGAAACGGTGAGCGGCTTTGTGGTTGGTATGCTGGCGGCGCTGGCGTATGGGCTGTGTGCCCTGCTTTTGTGGAGCTATGGGCTGGACTTGGCAGAGGCAGCGCGGCGGATCACGCGGAAGGTGGCAAGGATGCAGGCCGAGGAAATGCCTGCCTGTAAACATGATGCTTGCAACGAGATGCAAAGCGCTTGGCAGAGGAACAGGGCTTGGCGTTGGAGACGTTGGTGAACCGCAGTACACAATAACCGCAGGGCATGAACATGCTGTGGCGTATGAGAACGGAACGGAACCGGCGGCACAAACATTGACAGCGCGGGCTGACGGAAGCCCAATGCTGGACGAAGGAGAGGCGGAGGATGGACAATAACGTGATGTTTTCCAGCAAGACGGATATGTGGGCAACGCCGCAGGGATTCTTTGACGAGTTGGACAGAGAGTTTCACTTTGAGCTGGATGTGTGCGCCACGCCGGAGAACGCGAAGTGCAGGAGGTTCTACACGAAGGAGCAGGACGGACTTGCGCAGCCATGGACGGGCCGGGTGTGGTGCAATCCGCCGTATGGCCGGGAAATTGGCAAGTGGGTAAAGAAAGCCTTTGAAACTGCTGCGGGGGGGGGATTTGCGGTAATGCTGCTCCCCGCGCGGACAGATACGCGGTGGTTCCATGACTACATATACGGAAAGGCGGAGGTGCGGTTCATACGCGGGCGGCTGAAATTTGGCGACAGCAAAAACAGCGCGCCTTTTCCGAGCATGGTTGTGATTTTTGGAGAAAGGAAACGAGCATGAAAAAAGTAATTGCGATTGATTTTGATGGGACGCTGTTTGAAAACAAGTGGCCGGAGATCGGGATGCCGATTGCGCCGAATATCAACCGCGCGAAGAACGAGAAGGAAAACGGCGCGGTGCTGATCCTGTGGACCTGCCGGGAGGGCGAGAAGCTGGCCGAGGCGCTGGCCGCCTGCAAGGCCGCGGGGCTGGAATTTGACTATGTGAACGAGAACACGGACGAGCTGAAAGCGGCGTTTGGCACGGACCCGCGCAAGATCGCGGCAACGGAATACTGGGATGATAAAAATGTGCGCATGGGGCGCTGCTGGCCGGTGCGCTGAAAGGGGAATGTAATGAAAAACAGAAAGGCTTTTGTGAAGTGGGCACGTCCTTACTTGAAAAAGAAGAACGTGGCCGCTATGCCGAGAAAGAGGGCAATAAAAATCATAATGGCCGCGACCTGCTGTGGCAACAGGAGATGGGCTGGGG